AGCGGCACCGGCACGGTTAGCGGCCTGACGCTGACCGGCACCGTCACTACTAGCGGCAGTCTCACGCTCGGCGGCACGCTCGCGGTTACGCCGAGCGACTTTGCCTCGCAAACAGCGAACACGTTCCTTGCGGCTCCTAATGGTGTTGCGGGTGTGCCGACGTTCCGCGCCATCGTTGCGGCGGATGTACCGACGCTAAACCAGAACACGACCGGAACAGCGGCAAACGTGACCGGCACTGTGGCGGTGGCAAATGGCGGCACTGGCGCAACCACGCTTACCGGCGTCGTTATTGGCAATGGCACCTCGGCGTTCACGGTTAAAACCAACCCTACAGGCGCGTTTGTCGGCACGACAGACACCCAGACGCTCACCAACAAGACATTGGGCAACTACACGGAGACTGTGTTTGCCGTGGTTGATGCTGCGGGCGCAGTCCTTGACCCCAACAACGGCCCGATCCAGACATGGACACTGGGCGCAAGTCGCACTCCCACGCAAGCGAACTGGGCCGCAGGGCAGTCAATCACGCTGATGATTGACGACGGCACGGCGTACACGGTGACGTGGACGACGCTTGGCGTGGTCTGGGAAACCAACGGCGGTGTAGCGCCGACGCTGGCGACTACGGGCTATACGGTTATCGTTCTGTGGAAGGTTGGCACGACGATCTACGGCGCGCGAGTGGGTGACGCCTGATGCTGTCACAGAGACTCAAAGGGGCAACTGCCACGCCGACGCCGACTGCGGCGCAGTATATAGCAGTTGCGCACATCAACACCCCACTCATCACAGCATATCCGTGGAGCGGCAGTGGCTTTGGAACGAAGTTTACTGATCCGGCAACGCTGCCAACTGGACAAGGCACTGGGGTAGCGTTTAGCCCATCCGGTAACGCCATCGCCGTGGCGCATACCACCACTCCTTACATCACCGCTTACCCTTGGTCTGGCAGCGGCTTCGGTACCAAGTTTGCTGATCCGGCAACGTTGCCTGCAAGCATTGGCCGTGGCGTAGCGTTCAGTCCCTCCGGTAATGCCATCGCCGTGGCGCACAGCACTACACCATTCATCACAGCCTACCCTTGGAGTGGCAGCGGCTTTGGAACGAAGTTCTCCAACCCAGCGTTGCCGACTAACACTGGCAACGCCGTAGCGTTCAGTCCCTCCGGTAATGCCATCGCCGTGGCACACAACACATCCCCATTCATCACAGCCTACCCTTGGAGTGGCAGCGGCTTTGGAACGAAGTTCTCCAACCCAGCAACGTTGCCTGCAAGCACTGGCCGTGACGTAGCGTTCAGTCCCTCCGGTAATGCCATCGCCGTGGCGCACAGCACATCCCCATTCATCACAGCCTACCCTTGGAGTGGCAGCGGCTTTGGAACTAAGTTCTCCAACCCAGCGACGTTGCCTGCCGGGCAAGGCGACGGCGTGGCCTTTTCTCCTTCTGGAGATGCTATTGCCGTAGCGCACGACGTGTCCCCATTTGTCACGGCTTATCCGTGGAGTGGCAGCGGCTTTGGAACGAAGTTTACTGATCCGGCAACGCTGCCAACTGGCCTTGGATACGGCGTAGCCTTTTCTCCTTCTGGAGATGCTATTGCCGTGGCGCATAGCACCAGCCCCTTTATCACCGCTTATCCTTGGTCTGGCAGTGGTTTTGGAACCAAGTTTGCTGATCCGGCAACGCTGCCGCCGTTCCAATGTAACAGCGTAGCTTTTGGAGCGACATAACATGAACGGACACGAAATCCTCACCCCCGCCCTCGCTCACCGTGAAGCCGAGGTGCTGCATCATCAGATCAACATCGACAACTACACGTTGGCGATTGCGGAGATCGACGCCAACTACGCAGACGACGCGGCCATCCAAGAGTTCCGCGCCCGTCTCGCTGACTTGCTGACCTCGTCCATCATCGAGCAGCGCAAGGAAATCATCATGCGCGACGTGATCGCCAAGCAGTTGGAGGGCTGATGTTCTACATCCTGACCGTACCGGGTGAAGATCCGGTCTACCCCTACACGCTCACTGACCTGACGCGCGCCAACCCCGGCACGTCGTTCCCGCGTGACATGACAGGCTTCGACGGCAGCGACTGGTATTGCTACCCGGTGCAGGACACGACGCCGCCGGAGGCCACTGGCATGGTGGCGCAGCGCATTGCGCCCGAACTGGTGGACGGCGTGTGGCAGGAACGCTGGGCACTTACCCCGTATACGCAGCAGGACATTGACCAGCAGTGGGGTGCTGTCCGAGGCGACCGCAACGCACGCCTCGCAGCCTGCGACTGGACGCAGGTAGCCGACGCACCTGTTGACCAAGTAGCATGGGCTGTTTACCGGCAGGCGTTGAGGAATGTCCCGACGCAAACCGATCCGTTCAACATCGTGTGGCCCGAGCAGCCATGAACGCCGCACTGTCATTGCCGCCGCACCGATCTTCGGCTATGGTCCGCCGCGCTAACGGAGGAATATTCTAATGGCGGCCAGTGGCTTTACGCCCATTCAGCTATACCGCACATCCACGGCGAGCGCAGTCCCGCTTGCTGCTAATCTCGCGACAGGTGAGCTGGCGATCAACACGGCCGACGTGGCGCTGTTCGCGGAGAACTCGGCAGGCACCGTCAAGCGGATCATGAACAACGCGGCCGGCTTACTGTACCCCATAGCGGACGGCACAGCGGGCCAAGTCATCTCCACAAACGGTTCGGGCGTTTTGTCTTTTGCCGCTGGATCCACTGGCACGGTGACAAGCGTTGCCCTCTCTGGAGGCACGACGGGCCTTACCGTAAGCGGCTCTCCCATTACTACGTCTGGCACTATCACACTTGCAGGCACTTTAGCAGTGGCCAACGGCGGCACCGGGATAACATCGTTTGGCACAGGCGTAGCTACATTCCTTGGCACCCCGTCATCTGCAAACTTAGCTGCCGCTGTCACGGGTGAGACTGGCACGGGGGCGCTGGTGTTTGCCACAAGCCCCGCCTTGGTAACTCCGGTTCTCGGCACTCCCACGTCAGGGACGTTGAGCAACTGCACAGTCGATGGCACAACCTCTGTTGGTTTTAGAACCATCCCGCAGAACAGCCAGAGTGCAAATTACACGCTAGTCTTAGATGATTCCGGCAGGCACATATTTCATCCGGCAGCAGACAACAATGCCAGAACATTTACGATCCCCGCCAACAGCAGCGTTGCCTTTCCGGTTGGTGCGGCAGTCACGTTTATCAACATGTCGGTGGCAAGCGTTACGATTGCTATCACGACAGACACCCTAACCTTGTCCTCCGCAGGCACCTCTGGATCACGCACCTTGGCCACAAACGGGTCGGCTACCTGCATTAAGATCACGTCTACTCAATGGTTGATTTCAGGCAGTGGCTTGACATGAGCGGCGCACAACAAGCCGTATACATGAACCATCGGTCATTTGCATCAGGGTCGCAAGAGTATATCGCCGTGGCGCATATCTCCAGCCCCTTTATCACGGCGTATCCGTGGTCTGGTAGCGGCTTCGGTACCAAGTTTGCTGATCCGGCAACGTTGCCGTCTGGACAGGGCAATGGCGTTGCCTTTTCACCTTTGGGCAGTGCTATTGCTGCAGCGCATATCTCCAGCCCCTTTATCACGGCGTATCCGTGGTCTGGTAGCGGTTTTGGAACCAAGTTTGCTGATCCGGCAACGTTGCCGCCAGCAACCGGACGCGGAGTTGCCTTCTCTCCTTCTGGCAACGCTATTGCCGTGGCGCATAGCACCAGCCCCTTTATCACCGCTTATCCTTGGTCTGGCAGTGGTTTTGGAACCAAGTTTGCTGATCCGGCAACGTTGCCGCCAGCTATTGGCTATGCTGTAGCATTTTCCCCTTCTGGAGATGCTATTGCCGTGGCACATAACACATCGCCGTCGATTGCCGCATACCCTTGGTCTGGCAGCGGCTTCGGTACCAAGTTTGCTAATCCAGCAACGTTGCCGGTTGGCACTGGAGCAAGTGTAGCTTTTTCTCCTTCTGGAGATGCTATCGCCGTGGCGCATACCACCACTCCTTACATCACCGCTTACCCTTGGTCTGGCAGTGGTTTTGGAACCAAGTTTGCTAATCCGACAACGTTGCCGTCTGGCAGTGGAGCAAGTGTAGCTTTTTCTCCTTCTGGAGATGCTATTGCCGTGGGGCATACCACCACTCCTTACATCACCGCTTACCCTTGGTCTGGCAGTGGCTTCGGTACCAAGTTTGCTGATCCGGCAACGTTGCCGTCTGGCAGTGGCAATGGCGTTGCCTTTTCTCCTTCTGGTAATGCTATTGCCGTAGGACACGGCACCACTCCTTACATCACCGCTTACCCTTGGTCTGGCAGTGGTTTTGGAACCAAGTTTGCCGACCCGGCAACGTTGCCGTCTGGACAGGGCAATGGCGTTGCTTTCACACAGGTGTAACCACATGAACAAAACCGAAATCCTGACCGCCGCGCTTGAGCATCGCAATGTCGAGGTCTTTCAGCATCAGATCAACATCGACAACTACACGCTGGCTATCGCTGAGATTGACGCCAACTACGCGGACGACACGGCTATTCAAGAGTTCCGCGCTCGTCTCGCTGATCTTTTGGCATCGTCGATTGTCGAACAGCGCAAGGAAATCATCATGCGTGATGTCATGGCCAAGCAACTGGGGGCTAATTGATGTTCTACTACCTAAATCCCCCCGGCGGTGTGGCAGTGTATCCCTACACCCCGACCGATATGCGCCTTGCCAACCCCGGCGCCGGGCTTCCTGTGGACATCGCCGACACCGCCGTCATCAACCCGTGACAAAGCGGTAGCCTCTGTGCTATCAGGGCTATAGCAAACTAGCATAGTGAGGGGCTCCCTTGGCTAACGTCAAAATCACCGACCTTACAGCGGCGACCACGCCCCTTGCTGGTACTGAGCTTCTGGAAATTGTTCAGAGCGGTACTAGCCGCAAGGTTGCCGCCTCTAACATCGCGGCGGCTGCCACGAACGTCCGCACTGTCGCCACAGGTGGCACCGGCGCCTCGACTCTGACAGGCGTGGTCAAGGGCAACGGCACGTCGGCCTTCACTGCCGGCACTGTCTCGCTGACGACTGAGGTTTCAGGCACGCTGCCAGTCGCGAGCGGCGGCACGGGCGCGGCGACGCTCACGGGCTACGTTAAGGGCAACGGCACGTCAGCTATGACGGCAGCTGCAACTGTGCCATTCGGGGACATATCTGGCCGCGCTTTTGCCCAGCCGTCTAGCCTAGCGGATCAGACTGGCAACGTGTCTGCGGCGACCGCCGTGACGTTTAATACTGACCTGACCGGTACGGGTATCAGCGTCGTTGCCAGCACGCAGATTACGTTTACGGCTGCCGGGACGTACATGCTTGCGCCATCAATTCAGCTTGCTAATTCAACCGCGATTGATCACGATGCTACCTTGTGGTTCCGTAAAAATGGCACAAACATTGAGAACTCCTCCACAGTTATTACCGTGCCAAAAACTGGCGATGGCGGAACCGCTGTTTTTAGCTTGAGCTTTTTTGACACAGTGACGGCGGGGCAATACATTGAAATAATGTGGCTGCCCGAAAACGTTGGCGTCACGATTGATTTTCTTGCAGCAGGCGCAATTGCCCCCGCAATTCCGTCAGTCCTTCTGCCTGTGATGCTGATCGCCTGATGATCGAAGAGCTTGTCTCTCGCGTTTTTTACGCACGCAACCTGACTCATTTCGAGCATTGGCGGGCCAAGGGCGAAGGCAGCTTTGCCAAGCATATGGCGCTGGGCGAGTTCTATGACGGCGTCATTGATGCAGTCGATCCGCTCGTCGAGGCGTATCAGGGGGCATTCGCGCTGATCGGAGCAATCCCGGCGCCGAAGCAGATTCTCAGTGACAGCCTGAAGTGCCTTGAGGCTGACGCCAATTGGATCGAAGAGAACCACGAAAAGATCTGCAAAGGCAATCGCGCTGTTGCCAATCTTATAGATACCCTCACAGCGGTGTATCTCTCGGCGATCTACAAGCTGCGAAACCTTAGGTAACGGAACCCGACATGGCTGAAATTGATGAGACAAAAGCACGCCTCCAGACGCACGAAGAAGTTTGTGCCCTGCGTTACGACGGCCTGTGTGCGCGGCTGAAACGCCTTGAGGGCGTCGGCATGGGTGTTGCCGGGTTCATCATCGCGATGCTGCTGACTATCATCCTGAAGATGGGGTGATGAGCATCGTCCTCGGACCTCGCTCGCTGTCCCGCCTACAGGACGTTCACCCTGATTTGGTGCGCGTCGTTAAGCGGGCTGCGGCGATCTCTGATTTGGATTTTACCGTTCTAGAGGGACTGCGGACGTTAGAGCGTCAGAAGGCTTTGCTCAAGAACGGTGCCACCAAGACACTGAACTCGCGTCACCTGACTGGTCACGCCGTAGATCTTGCGCCCATGATTGGCGGGAGTGTCTCTTGGGATTGGCCACTGTATCATCGGCTGGCCAAGATTATAAAGGCAGCTGCAACGGCTGAGAATGTCCCGCTCGTTTGGGGCGGCGGCTGGCGGACTTTCAAAGATGGTCCACATTGGGAACTACCTTGGAAGCAATACCCGAAAGGAAGTTAATCATGTCCATCGTGCACTTCGCTCTGACGCGGCTCAAAGAGCCTTCGACCTACGCCGGCCTGTCCGGCCTCGCTCTTGCCTTTGGCATCTCCAGCGACCTGTACACCGCTGCATCTTCGGCTGTCGCGGCTATCGCTGGTCTGGTCGCCGTCGTCTTGGCTGAAAAAGCTAAATGATGAGATTCCTGTCGTCTCTGCTGGCTCTAATCGAACGGGCATTCGCCTACTTTGACCGTGAGAAACTTAAACAGCAGGGGCGGCAGGAAGCCATAAAGGAGGCGGAAGACAATGTGCAGCGCCAGATTGACATGGGCGAGGCGGCTGTCGCTGTGCCTGACCCTCTGCGCGATGAGCGGCTGCGCAACCGTTTCGACCGCTCCCGTAAATAGTTATTGCGCAATTGCCCAGCCACTCGGCTACGACTCCATCAAGGATTCGCCAGAGACGGTGGCCGCAATTGAAATTCACAACAGCAAATGGGTGTGCCTGTGCGAATTAGAATGCTCCGCTGGTATCGCGCCCTAAAAGTGGTATAAGGCTCACATCATGGCCACAGCGATGACCTACAGCAGTTTGCTAAATGACCTCCGGAACTATCTGGAGCGCGGAGCAACGCTCGCTACGGATCCTTCGGTTTATGTCCAGCTTCCCAGCTTGATTGGCCTCGCTGAGCGTCGCCTCGCACGCGAACTAAAGGTTCAGGGCACTGTCAACGTCGTCTCGTCGACTATGACACAGGGGGAAGCAACCTACCCCAAGCCGGATCGTTGGCGCGAAACCGTCAGTATCCGCGTTGGCACAGGCACCGGCTACAACATCACGCAGGAGGTCTTCCCGCGCGCGTATGAGTATATGCGCCAGTACTGGCCAAACCAGACGCTGACCGGGACGCCGCGCTTTTACGCTGACTACGACTATCAGCACTGGTTCTTTGCCCCGACGCCAAGCGCCGCGTTCCCCTACGAACTTATCTACTACGAGCTCCCGCCGCTGCTGGGCGATGATCTGCAGACCAACTGGTTCACTGAGTACGCGCCGAACGCGCTGCTCTATGCATCGCTTTTGGAGGCCGCTCCGTTTCTCAAGAACGAAGAAATCATCCCGATCTGGCAGAGCTTCTATGACCGTGCTATCGCTTCGCTCAACGGCGAAGACATCCGCCAGATTGCTGATCGTGGCATCATCCGCAGGGAGGATTAACAGGTGCCCAGTTTTACAGCCACCTTTGGCGGAACAAACATTTACGCTGCGAATGTCAGCTATCGCGCCATCGCGCTAACTGCCGACGTTACGCTGACGTGGCCGACGGAGGTTGCCACTGGCACCAACGTCGTCGCGTCCATAATGGATGTTACGCCGTCCGCGGGCAGTTTCACGATTCGCATGCCGGATGCGTCGCAGGCATCAGTCGGCGAGACGGCGTTGTTTTTCAACCCCGGAGCTTTCACATTCATCGTTGCCGATAATGGCGGCAACACTATTGTCTCTGTGGCAGCCGGCCAGAGTTGGCAGATTTATCTGACGAGCAATGCCACGGTCAATGGGACTTGGCGCGCTCTAGCTTACGGCGTTGGGTCTTCCGCGGTCAACGCGGCGTCTCTCGCGGGACTTGGCGTCAAGGCAATTGGCACCACGCTTAATCAGTCGATAGCAGTTGCTCCGCTGAACGCGAATTTTTCAATTGGAAACAGCGACCGATCCACAATGCTTCTGTGGATTGGCGGCGCCGGAACATTGACGCTGCCGTCCGCCGCCACCGTTGGTAACGACTGGTTCTGTCAGATTCGCAACGGCGGAACTGGCGCTATTACCATTCAAACTTCCGGCGGCGAAACCATTGACGACGGCGCTACTCTAATAATGAACCCGGGCAGCAGCGCCTTCTTTGTTTGCGACGGCTCTGACTTTTACACACTTGGTCTTGGCCAGCCATCTGAGTTTACGTTCGATTACGTTGCCATCAGTTTGACCGGGCAGACGAGCCCGTATACCCTGTCCGGCGCTGAGCTTAACCGCATCGCCTATCAGTTCAGCGGAACGCTGCTGGCCAATATGGTGATTATCGTCCCCACTACGGTTCAGCAATACTGGGTGGATAACAGCACAACCGGCACATACACGCTTACTGTAAAGACGGCGGCTGGTACCGGCGTTTCAATTACGCAGAGCGCGCGGCAAATCCTATACTGTGATGGGACCAACGTTGTTTCCGCTGACACTGGCGGCATTGGTATTCCCTTGACAGTTGCTCAGGGCGGCACCGGCTCAACGACGGCAAACGGCGCGTTGGTCAACCTTGGCGGGACATCTCTTGGGATTTCGCTGTTCACCGCTGCCGGAACCAGCAATGTCTGGGCGGCATTGGGGCCGGCTCCATCCGGCACTGTTGACGGTGGTGTCTTTTAATGCTCGTCCCCGTCAACGTCAGGTCGGAGGCCGGCATCAAGCGCGACGGCACAAAGTTCGAGGGGAACTTTTACGTCGACGGGCAGTGGGTCCGGTTTCAGCGTGGGCTTCCGCGTAAGATGGGCGGCTATCGGCAAATCAGCAATTTCGTTGAAGGGATTGTGCGCCAGTTTCACCTGCAGGCGCAGAACAATTTTACATACACGCATATGGGTTACGGCGCAGGCATTCAGCGCATGACCATCAACAGCGCCGGCAACGCGAGCTCCGTGACGAATCGAACGCCAGCGAGTTACGTCGGCGGCGATGGGTTCATGTGGCAGTTCGATGCGCTCTATGACGGCGCTGGGAGCGCTACGGCACTGATCGCCCACGCCGCAAATTCGGCAAATGACATTTCAACGGATGGCGTCTTACCGGCTTACATCGGCATTATAGACGGCACGGCCCCGCTGACGCCGATCTCGACCGCAGGCGTGTCTGGCGGCGTGGTGGTGCTGCATCCGTATCTGTTTATGTTTTCCTCGAACGGCTTCGTAAAGTGGTCTGACGCGAACGACCCCACGAATTTCACGACCGGCGACGCGGGCGATGCCTTCATTTCGTCCTCGAAGATCGTCAAGGGATTACCGCTGCGTGGCGGTGGTCAGAACCCAGCCGGCCTGCTGTGGACACTCGATAGCCTGATTCGCGTTTACTACACGGGCGGCACTGACGTATTTGGCTTTGACACGATCAGTTCGTCTTTGTCGATCATCGCGGTTAACAGCGTGATTGAGTATGATGGGATCTACTTCTGGGTCGGTGATGGCCGCTTCATGATGTACAACGGCGTCGTCCGCGAAGTTCCCAACAACATGAACATCAACTACTTCTTTGACGGGCTGAACCAGCCATACGCGAACAAGATTTTTGCTTACAAGGTCCCGCGCTTTGGCGAGATCTGGTGGTGCTACCCGCGCGGTGAGGCGACGGAATGCACGCATGCGGTGATCTATAACTTCCGCGAGAACACGTGGTATGACACGGAATTGCCAAACTCCGGGCGCTCGGCTGGCATCTATTCGGGATCCCTGAACGAGCCGATTCTCGCCGGCATTGATCCGATTAGCCCCGGAGTCCCGGACATTCGCATTACGGAAGATGACAACACCCGCATCACGGAGGACAATCAGATCCGCGTCGTGAGCAATGGCCCTACGCTTTTTAAGATTTGGCAGCACGAGTTTGGCGTGGACGAGATTGACGGCGCCCAGATCAATGCAGTCGAGAGCTTCTTTGAGACGGGTGACATTGCGCTGGTCATCTCGGACCCCCCGAAGAACAGGTCGATTCATGTTGAGATGATGGAGCCTGACTTCGTGCAATCCGGGGATATGACGGTTCAGATTACAGGCCGTATCAACGCCCGGGCCCCCGAGATCAGCGGGCCTCTGCGGACGTTCCCGGCTGTGCCTGCTGAAAAGTATGAACAGCAGGTGTTCTTCAAGGAGCAGCGCCGCGAACTGCGCTTCCGCTTTGCGTCGAATACGGTGGGCGGCAGCTACCAGATGGGGCAGGTGATCGTGCACATCGAAGCAGCCGACGGGCGGTATCAGAGCTAACATGGCAAAGATTGTCACAACCACGATTGACCCGCGTATCGTCGATAACGTGGTGGAGTGGGCGGATTTCATGTTCCCCTCTATCGAGGACTTTGGCGTGGCCGTGCGGCTAATGGACGAAAGGGATTGGAAAACTTGGGCCTCTGGGCTATCAACTATATCGACACTCGCATCTCTGGGTGTTCCGAATGCGTATCAGTTTGACGATTGGCGCGAATGGGCGATGCGTTTTAACGATGTAATTAGTCAGGGGTCGTAGCGCGATGGCTTCACGTTTTTACAGCGAGCAAGAGCCGCAGCTATACGACGATCAGGTCGGTAACTTCTATTACGACCCGAATACGGAAGAGTTCGTTGACGGCAATGCCGCCGCTCCCCCTGTGAACGCCGCTCCCCCCGCAAGCACCGATAATGTCGTGTCCGGTATTGGCACTCCTGAGGCGACAACTGCGGCGACATATTCTACGTCAAAGCCCGCAGACCAAGCTGGATCCACGCCTTATACATTGTCGCCCGAGCAGATCGCAAACATTCAAAACAGTGCGTCATTGAGTGCGGGTTCCGGCATAGGTGGCCTTGCGTCGCTTCAGCAGGGCACGCTCAGCCCGGGCGACCCGCTGTATGAATATGCTAAAACGGCGCCTGTTCTGACTCTTACTGGCAACAGATCATACGAAACACTGAATTTTCAGCCGATCCCCGGAGAGATGTACCGGCTCGTAATAAATGGTGAGGAGGTTGGTCGCTCCAACACGGCTGATGGAGTTGCGCGATTAGTCACTGCCGCGAATCAAATTTCACAGGAGGGCGGCGCCAACACGGATCTTCGCTTACAGACAGAAGTAAGCGCGATGGTCAATGGCCAGCCGCAGAACGTATTCGCTGACAGATTTGTCAATTCTCCAAATTTAACAGCAGGCAAGATTGCCGAAATTGCGGTTCCGCTTGCGCTCGCGGCTATAGGCGCCGTCTACCTTGGGCCGGTCATTGCAGCTTCCGCTGCGGGGAAAGCTACAGCCCTTGGTCTCGCCGCAGGTGCTGGGTTAGGAAACACGGCTGGCAGTCTTATAGTGGGTAAGCCGCTTGATGAGGCGATTATCAGCGGCCTCACTACAGGGGCAACTGTTTTTGGCGGCGCTGGTCTAGGGCCTCTTATCGGCGCGGGTTCTGTTGGCGTCGGAGCGGGCGCCGCCGGAGCAAACCTTGCTGCCAACCTCGCTCAAGGGAAGTCGATAGAAGCCTCGCTTAAATCAGCCGCCATTGCAGGGGTTGCTGCCGGCGTGATGCACGCGGCACTAAAGGGGGGCTCTTCAAGCTCTGGCAGCAAGGGCGAAATCGCAGCGGCTAAAGCACTCGGGGTTGATTCCGCTCCGGGGTGGAATATGAGCGATGCTGGCGTTCTTACCGGCCCGGAGGGTTTCGCAGTTCCGCTTGCGGCTGCCAAGGCTGCCCTCACTAGCGTGCCTTTGGCAGGGGTAGAGCAGGCGATTATTGTTACCGCTCAAAACCTTGGGGGCGCTACGGGCGGCGCTATTGCCAGCGGCGCCGGGAATGCGATTGCTGACGCATTTAGTAATGTAAGCCAAAGTGAAGTTGATGAAATAGCAAGATCCACCGAAGAGAAGCTGACCAGACCAGAAATAGCCGCTAAAGAAGCCGGCTTGCCAGATGGCTATGAACTACTAACAAAGGGGCCTGATCGCGGATTTGTTTACGACTCAAACGGTGATCTTGTTAGTGAAAACTGGTTTAAATTAAGTTCTTCAGCAAAGGCTGCGTTTGCAGCTAAAGCTACCTCGGCAGCAGGCGCGACCACGGCTGGGACTCCTCCGCCGGCTACGACTACCGCTGGCACGACTACGTCTGGTATTACCGTTACTGGCGGCGGTGTCGATGGCGGTAGTACAATTGCCGGCATAGGCGGTATTGCTGGCACTGGCGGCACCACTACGGGCGGCACCACTACGGGCGGCACCAATGCGGGCACCATTGTCGTGCCCGGCACTGCTGCTGGCGGAACTAACACTGGCACGGCGTCTGTTCTTGTGGGCGGGATCGGTGGCCCCACTGCCGGCGGCACCATCGTCGTGCCCGGCACACCAACGCCACCCGCTGGTGACAATAATCCACCCATCGTACCGCCCGGCGGCACCATCGTCGTGCCCGGCACACCAACGCCACCCGCTGGTGACAATAATCCACCCATCGTACCGCCCGGCGGCACCATCGTCGTGCCCGGCACACCAACGCCACCCGCTGGTGACAATAATCCACC